AATGGGCCAGCAGCTGTGGGAGCCATCTGGCGAGTGGCCACTTTAACAGAGTCACTTGCCAACAAGTTATCCACACGATCAATGGCTTTCTCAGGCACATAGCCCTTCTGCTTGAAGACGATCTTGGGGAAGCTGGCTGCATCATCGAAGCCCAACTCGGTCACCACTTCTTCAGGACCAATGCCGTAGTTGCCCAGTTCCTTGAAATACTCACGCAGAGCTTTCATGCCGCTTACAGGCACAGTCAGGCTGTAGACCTTTGTGGGGTCAGCAGCGGCCACAACAGCGAGGTGACGCTGGTCAGCGCACATCTTGGACTTGGCACCCGATGGCAGAATCTTGGAGCCCAGCACGTTGTTTGGGCAGTCAGCGCAGGCGCTGTGCACAGGGGCATCAATGGTTGCATCGGGCTTCAGGCCATCGTTAGACCAGCAGTCAGGGCGCACGTTCTCAGCCGAGGCATCGAAGGCTTTGCCGTAGAACACTTTGGAGACGCGAGGGTTGGCACCCACGATGATGGTGTCCAGTGTCACGCCCACGGTGGTCTCAACGCCCTCTTCGTTTAGGCGATAGCGCCCAGCACGAATGCTGATGCGTGGGATGCTTACGCCATCGGAGACGATGGCAGATGCCACAGAGGACTTAGTGCCAGCTTGTTGGCGGGCTGCGATACGCGCTGCGATGTGCGCGGGGACGTTTGCGATCATGTTGCTCATTTGTTTACTCCTTGGATTGCGCTTTGCGCATGTTGAACACTTTTGTCGATGAGAAATTTACCCCGGGTGGGGGTGCGCCGTTGGCCTCGATGTAACTCTTGACCCCGGTCTTTGATGCTCGGCTCTCAACCATGTCCCAAGCATCGTGCTCTTTGCAAAAGCTGAAGAACTCTTCACGAGAACCAACTGTCGCGGTGTGATGGGTAGACCAGTAGGCCGTACCATGTGGAGTCTTGACTGTCTCCAGTCCGTCCTCTTGCGCTTTGGCTGTCATCCAGTTTTCCAGCGCTATCAGTTTTTCAGTAAGTACAGCCTTGGCTGTTTTGTGTTCGCGCTCAAGGTCTTCAACCTCTTTGCGAACCTGCAGATACCGCTCTGCGGCAATGTCATAGTTCATTCAGTTACCTCTTTTATTCGTCGTCACTGTTGATGCCTTGCACCAAATTCAAAAACTCCGCCAATGTGTTTTTCTTTGCGCGGAGTCGGCGGTATAACTCTGCTTCAAAGCCGGTGGCCCAGATGTGCCACACAGTCGTTTTGCCAGTTGTCGTCAACCGGCGAATCCTTGCATTGGCCTGCTCGTACTGCTCAAGTGAATAAATAGGCGCAAACCAAATGATGTCCTTGGCGCGTGTCAGTGTCAAACCGTGCGCAGCAACCTTGGGGTGAGCCAACAAAATCTGCGGCTTGTCCGTGTGCTGGAAGTCGTTGAATATCTGATCACGTTCCTTCTTGCTTGTGTCTCCGTTGACCATTGCAACATCGAAACCATCTGCAGTGAGCCTGCTCAACATGCGTCTCTGTGACGCTTTGAAAGGCATGAAGATGATTGCTTTGTCGCCGATCTCCGTGAGTAATTCAGTGAGTGTATTGTACCTCTCTGAGTCATCCATGTCAATCACACCAGTCTCGCTGATGACCGAACCACAGCATATTTGCAACAGCTTGGCCAACACCACGGCTGCGTTGGGCGCAGTCACTTCGCCACCAGCGAAGATCGTCACCGCCTTGTCCTTCATGTCCTTGAACGCCTTCTCTTGCTGCTTAGTCAGCTCGGTCTTGCGACCTACGAAGTTGGTGTCAGGCAAGTCCTTGCACTCGTCCAGCGAGAACCTGATCGAGGGCTGCAGCACCTTGCGGCATGTATCCAGTGCGTCAGCACGCGGCGTCCACTTGAACGTCGTCACTTTCTGCATCACCAAGTCCTTGAACGAGGTGAAGCTCTTCGGGCACTGAGGCGAATCCACAAGGCGTGCCAGTGTCCATGCGTCAGCGGGTGTTTGCGAGATGGGCGTGCCCGTCAGCATCCACAGCCACGGCTGGTTCTTGGTCATCCACTTGGCGAATATCTTGTACCGCTGTGAGCTTGGTGACTTCAGTGCTGTCGCCTCGTCGTAGATCACCACGTCGAAGTCCTTGAGCTCTGCGGTCATGTTGGTGAACCCGTCATGGTTAATGATGACGTACTGCACCCCGGGCGTAGCCAACAAGTCGATGCGCTTTTGCTTTGTCCCCGTGCACACAACGAACGAACGGTGCGGCAGATGATGTTTAAGCTCACGACCCCACACGACTTTTACCGTGGACAGCGGAGCGATGATGAGCACCTTCTTGGCCACACCTTCGTCAAGCAAGAAGTCAGCAGCCCACAGCGAACTGATGGACTTACCAGTACCCGGTGCGTTCAGGCACAGGGCACGCTTGTGCATGGTTAAGAACGCCGCAGTGTCCTTCTGGTGCTCCATCGCTGCGAAGCGACCGGGCCAGTTGTAGTACTGCAAGATTGGCGCAGGCACACTGAAGCCAAGGTTCTTGAGCACCATCGACTCGTCAACACCGTAGGGCATAGCCAGCATGTCTTCGCCGTTGTGTCGCAACAGCTTGGCATGGGGGATGGCTCGCGCTACAGCTGCGTTTTCGTTGCTGTTGATGATGATCTTGCGCTTGTCAGGTATTACGAGCATTGAGCGCCGCCCATCCTTTAAAAGTAGCCGCCCATTGGTCTACGTTGGTTTCTCTCACGATCCAGACTTCTCCGCCTGCTCGCGATACAGCCTCGATCTCGCGCTCTTGGTTCGCAGTAGTAGTGCCCTTGCCGAACTTTGTCTCCACAGCAAAGCCAAGACCATTGACGATGCCCACAAAGTCAGGAATACCAGCGCGACCGAAACCGTTAGCGGGAGGCATAAACCACCAGCAATCTGGTGTGCTCTTGAGTACGGCCTTAACCACCTTCTTGACATCTTCTTCTTTCTTCATCGCTTACCTTTCAATCTCGCGTCAGGGCAGAACGCCTTAGCCGCGCACCATGAGCACAGGCCCGATGGTTTTGTTTTAAAAACGCCGAGGTCAATGACTTCCTGCACCATGTCAAAGCGAGGCTCCAGCGCCCGCCACAGCGAGTCAAGGAAGCGGCGCTCATACGTGGCGTTTGTCACCTCGTCGAACTTGAGCCAGATGAACGAGGTCTTCACCTTCGTCACCTTGGGGTAGTGCCAGAACACCATGGCCGCAAACAACTGCAACTGTGTCGGGTTCTCCTTGACCTTGCCCGTCTTGTAGTCGAGGCAGTACGCAGTGTCACCATCTACAACCAGCACGTCAGCGATCGAGCGAATCCACACGTCTTTGGCAAACCAGTCTACGGGCTCCAGCTTGCGGTTGACAGCCATCTGATGCTCGAACAACTTCTCGCCATTGCGTGAGGTGATCTTCTCAACGAGTGCGCCCCAACGCTCCAGAGACTGCTTGCCTTCCAGTGACAGCGTGCTCTCGTCCAGTGACCCGTTGCCCTTAGCCTCCAACACTTTATGCACCCTGTCGCCGTACTCTGACGCTTCGTTCATTGAGCTCTGTACACGCTTGGACACGTACAGGTAATCGAACTGCGCGGGGCATTGCTCGAAGGTGGACAGTCGGCTAAACGACAAAGGCATTGGTGTGGTCATGTTTCTTCCAAGGTTACTTCCGCGAGTTGTATGGTGAGTTGCTCAATCATGTCCTGAAGAATCCTGCGTCGGCTCGGCGATGGCTGTGCAAACTCTTCGGGCATCGAGACCTTTACGCTGACAGAGCCGTCAATGCAGGTAACGCCAAACCAGACCCTTGACTCGTACTTGTACGAATCATGATCCCACCGCACCATTGCCCAGTGGGGCAAGCGGTCAGCAGCTTCGTAAGTTATTGCCATTATTTAGCCGACCCGTATGAGGGGCCGGTTCCGGTTTCACACGACACGGGGATGCTGCGGCACCACTTGGGTGTTAACGACAGACACTCTTCCATGTACGCACGGGCTTCATCAAGTTCTTCATTCGGCACCACACAGACAGCCTCGTCGTGAACCGACAATTTAACTGGGTAGCGTTGATTGATACGTGCAGTTTGCCACATAACGATCTGCATTGCAGCATGTTGCGATAAATTTTCTACAACTTTCGCGCCGTGCAGGTTGATGCGCTGGCGACCCATGGTGTACGCCCAGTCCTTGCCATCCCACTTCAGGTCGTTGTACATCACACCGGGCTCGCCGGGGCGACCGAAGCCGTCCCACTGCGTCACGAACCAGCCGTTGACATCCACGTTGACCATGCTGCAGCCGTTGGCGATGTCGGGCAAGATGACCTTGTCGCAACGCTTCCACAACTCCACCACCTTGTAGTGCACAGACCTGTACAAGTCCACAATCTTGTAGGCTCGGTCGAGGTCGATCAGCTCCACGCCGGGGTCAGTGCGCTTGGCCAGCCGCACCATCTCTTGGAACCGCGCTGCTCCTGCACCGTACTGCAGACCCAGCATGGCTGTCTTGCCGAGGAAGCGCTCAGCCTTGTCCTTCTTCGTTATCTCTCTGCCGAACAACTTGCTGGCAAAGTCACAATACAAGTCAACGCCGTTCTTCAGCTTCTCGCTGACATCATCTTGGCCAGCCAACGCCATCACGGTGCGCAGCTCGATGTTGGAGGAGTCACCCACCAGCACCGTGTACCCGGGCGGAGCCAGCAACGCGTCACGCAGGCCAGCAGACGGGCCACGCGCAGGGATGTTCTGCCAGTTGATGGAGTTACCCCCAGAGTAGCGTCCAGTGGTCTTAGCGCCCCAGAAGTTGAGGTACACAGGCAGTGGCCCACGCTCGGCAGTCTCCAAGAACTTCAGCGCACGTGTTTCAGCGATAGTCGTTTTGACTCCAAGGCGAGCCGCAACCAACGCCTGTACGTCCGCATCGTCGGACTCCAGCAAATCGGTAAAGGCTTTGTCAGATTTTGCGAAGGCATAGGTTTCTTTATCAGGGTTGGCTTTGCTCTGCTTCATTGGCGGGGTCACACCCAGTGCCAGCAGAGCTTCTGCGAATTTGTCGTTGGACATGATGATGTCGCGGTTGGTCTCGGCCTTGGCCAGCAAGTCTGCTTTGCGGTGCACCTCATCGACATACAGTTGTTTCATTTTGGCTTGGTCGCCGACCAGCAGTGGCTCTGTGAACATCCGCACAGTCATGTCAATCAGCCGTGCAGCCAGTGGCGGTGTGAACGGGTCAAACTTCTTGCCCAGCTCTTTGCACAGCCATGTGTCGTGCTTGCAGTACTCAGCGTACTCCGCTAATTCCATGGGATTAAAGTCGGCGCGGCGCTTGCCCAGCGCCTTGGTCACAGCTGTGCCCTTGTCCGGCAAGTTGTACTGCTTGACGAGGTTGGCCAGTGAGTGTGATGTCAGGTACGGCAGCAGCATGCGGCCTTGACCGAGGGTGTCCATCCACAGCTTAGGCTTGATGCCGCAGCGTTGCGTCAGGATGAACCCGTCGAACATGGTGTTGTGGCAGCGCACAGCGCTGTTGGCCCAGTCGTAGTTGCCGTGTAGCCAGCCAATAGTTTCCAGCTCAGTGCCAGAGAACCACACAGCATCCTCGTCGTTCTTGATGACAGACACCCCGATTATCTCAAACCGATCGTCGTTGATGTACGCATCAGTCTGCATCTTGCTGAGACTGAACTGCTGGTCGTAGTAGGTCTCTAGGTCAACGGTCAGAATGTCCATCATGATTCCTTTACTATGTAAGCTCGTCGCTTGCGCGGAGCGCCAGTTCCCCGAATAAATGAGTTCCACCAATACAGACCGCTCTTGCGCGATTTAAAGTGTCCACGTACGTAGTGCGCAGATAGGTCTGGACGCCTAGACACAACTCCAGTGGGAGACACGGACTCTACCTCGGACAGCGCCAGCACTGTAAACGCAGGCGACGAGTGCTTTTGTCTAAGTCGTTTGCCGTACCCAGATGGGGCGACCTTAGCTGGTACGCGTGCCACCGTGATGCCTGACTTGCAGTTAATAAGCATCAGTGCCGCAAAAAGCGCGGTGGGTAGCTCCTCTATGGCTTCCTGTGTCATCAAAGCGAACGTATCAGCGTCTTGTAGCACGCCCGCAAAACGCGACATCTCTTCCTCCGACAAGGCAGCTACCCACGCAGGAGAAAGAGCCACGCCCATTACACACGCGAAGTCTGGAAATCCGGGGTGTCGCATCTCTACATCTCGCATGTGATACTTGGAACCACTACCGGCACCAAGAATGACTGTTAGCGGACTAACCTGCACTGTGTTTGTAGCCTTAAATTTCCAGTACAGTTGTATAAACACCACGCCGTCATCTATTGTCTGCGCGTACGCGCCAACCGTCTCTATGTAGTCTGTACCGGCTCTATCCGTTCCAAATAATGCTTTGTTTTGCTTAGTGCGCAACTCCGTTATGGCAGTCGATAGTGGAAACTCAAAAGCAACTTTAGGGTAAGGCAAGCGAATCTGCGATAGGTCAGTTGGAACAATTTCTGGAAGTGTCCCCGTCAGTAATTGCGCAGAGTACGCGACTTCGTCGGATAAGACAAATATCTCTACCCCACCCTTTCGAATTCCTTTGCTCCACGGCAAGTGCATAGTACCTACCCCTCCGGGCGCGGGTTGCACATCGTACTCACCGTCGGCGAGCTTTGCGTACAGCGGCTTAATAGTTGTCATCACTTGACCTCATCGAGTACGAGTTTGCTCACAACCTGCGCAATGAATTGCGCCTGCAGCTCTTCCAAGTCTTTGGCAATCATGCGTTCACTGCCCACAGCCATCACGTAGCCGTTGGTCACGCGGTCAATCTCTATGCTCACACGGGGTGCGACCCACTTATCGCGATAGATACCGGAGCCGGATGTGACGACTTGGTTGTATGCCTGCGCCTGTGTTGTGGTCAGTGTGCCCTGCGCGAGCAATCCAGAGCCCATAGCACCGCCGAGCATCCCTTGCGCAGCGTTCATTGCTGGGTGTGTGCCGTTAGACATTTTTGGTCTCCAGCTCAATAAGCAGCTCAATGTAGTGCTTAGCTTTTTCCAAATCCTTGATGCCATTCTTCGCCCTCCAGCGTGATACGTACTTGATGACGTTGCCCTCAAAGTACCCGATGCCATTGGCGTGGATGTACTCAACGGGTTGAATGGCCAAGTCTTTGTAGTGGTTGCCCGCCACTTGCACGTCGAGGGCACTCATGCCGTTCGCGCCTTTGCTCAACATGCCCTGCATTACTTCTTCCTCTTCAGCAGTCCAGTCGGTCTTGGCCAAGTCAGGGAACATTTCAATTTGCTGCATCGTTTTCTCCTGTGTTGATGACGTGAAGTGTCATATGCGCTGTCGCATACATCTGCTCCATGGCCTGCCGCAATCGCAGGGCTTCATAGAACGCGTTGTTAAGCTGATGCCGCAGGTAGCGGTTCTCAGCTTTTGCCTGTTCGAGTTCGTAAGTCAGTTCGTCGTTCATCATTCTACGCTCCTGTCGAACGTCGGCAGTGGTGCCCAGTGAGTCCAGCCGTCAGCATCGCGCCAGCTACCAAGGACTGCAACGCCTAAGCGTTTGTCGATCAGCAGCATCTTCGCACTCAGCGGCGGTGAATGTTCTTTGGCATCAAGCCAGTGGTTGTTCACATCGACCACAGCAAAGCGGTCG